CGAGTAATGCTAGACTTCCTTGGAAGAACTCCACTACTCTGCCTAAGCTTACACAAATTCGAGATAACCTACATTCCAACTATCTGAGTGCCCTTTTCCCTAATGACAAGTGGCTACAGTGGAAGGGTTATACTCGTAAAGATAATAGCCGTAAGAAGGCTAAGACTATTACAGCGTATATGGAAAATAAGACACGAGAGAGTCGTTACCGTCAAGAAGTGAGTCGTATGCTGTACGATTATATTGATTTTGGTAACGCATTTGCTACTGTTTCATTTGAGAAACGTTATAATACGAAGAAAGATGGTTCTAAGGTAGCTGGTTTCATCGGCCCTCGTGGCCATCGCATCAGCCCACATGACATCGTATTCAATCCTCTAGCTTCTACGTTTGAAGATACATTCAAGATTATTCGTAGTGTCAAGACTCTAGGAGAGCTGAAGAAGATGGCTCAGGATCAACCTGAGCAGGCATTCTGGCTTAAAGCTCTTGAGTCTCGTATGGAACTACAGCGTAACTTAGCTGGCTATAGCAAAGAAGATTTTGACAAATCTATCGGTTTTAGTGTTGATGGTTTCGGTAGTATGTATGAATACATGATGTCAGACTATATGGAAATCCTCGAGTTCTATGGGGACTATCATAATGCTGTAACTGGAGAACTTTCTACCAACCGAATGATTACGGTTGTTGATCGATCTATCACAGTGCGTAATGAACCTATCGCTACACTTGATGGTCGAGCACCTATTCGACATGTTGGTTGGCGTACACGTCCTGATAATCTATGGGCCATGGGTCCTCTAGATAATCTTGTTGGTATGCAGTACCGTATCGATCACCTCGAAAATCTTAAGGCAGATGCTATGGACCTCGTCGTTCATCCTCCCCTAATGATTATCGGTGAAGTAGAAGAGTTTGAATGGAAGCCCGGTGGAGAAATCCATCTAGATGAGAATGGTAAGGTTGAGGAAATCTCAAAGAACCTTTCTGCTCTCATCGGCGCTGATAATGCCATTCAAGAACTTGAAGATAAGATGGAACTCTATGCAGGTGCTCCTAGAGAAGCTATGGGTATTCGTACTCCCGGTGAGAAAACTGCTACTGAGTTCCAGCAACTAATTAACGCTGCCTATCGTATCTTCCAAGAGAAGATTACGAATTTTGAAATCAACCTAATGGAGCCTAATCTAAATGACCAGTTGGAAATCAGCGTACGAAACTTTGATGGAGCTGATATTGTCCGCACTATGGATAACAGCTTGGGCATTACTGAATTTGCTACAATTACTCTTGATGACATTAGCGCTAGTGGCGTTATCAGGCCAGTGGGTGCAAGACACTTCGCAGAAGCTGCTAATGAACTACAGAACCTCATTGGTATCGCGAATTCCCCTCTTTGGGCTCTGGTTCAGCCGCACACTTCTGGGTTAAACCTAACTAAGTTTATTGAAGATGTGACTGCAATTGCCGGTTATGAAATCTTCCGTCCTAACGCTGCTGTACAGGAAAGTAAGGAAACACAATCCTTGATGACTCAGGCAGGTGAAGACTTACAGATGGAGGCTGGTGCTCCGGTAGCTCCGAATAGAATGCCAGCAGAGGCCGCGTAATGAAACTGTCATGGACTGATGGCCTAGACGAAACACAGAAAAAAGATGTGAGGGGAGATTTCAAATCCTCTCTCATCGTTCGTAAACGACTAGCAAAAATGCTAGAAGATAAGATCAACTCAAACATTGTAGCTTCATATGACAAAGATGACTACAACACAGCCAATTGGGCGTTTAAGATGGCAGACAGTGTCGGATATAGACGTGCAATGAAGGAAGTAATTAATTTAATTTTAGAGGATGAGTAACATCTCATCTCTTTTAGGAGTATATAGTATATGACTGACGTGTTTGACCAAAACACTAATGTACCCCCCGTTGTTGTCGATAGTAATGTGTCGAGCGATCCATTTGCAGACAAGCTTAAGGAAATCGTGAACGAACAGGGTCAACCGAAATACAAAGACACTAATGCAGCTCTCGAAGCTCTTAAAGCCTCGCAGGAACATATCAAGCGCCTTGAAGCAGAAAAACAAGCTGAGAAGGCAATAGTTGACGCAGCCGCTGCTGAGAAAGTCAGAGCAGACGCATTAGAAGACATTGTAAAACGTATGACCGGAAACAGCCCACAAACTCCAAAGCAGGTAGAGACCACTACTAATGCTGGGACGAGTGAGGAAGCAACAATCAAACTATTGGAGAAGGTTCTCGCAGCTCGTGACAACGAAGCTGAGGCAAAGAAGAATTCTTCCAATGTTCAGAATGCTCTTCTCGCCAAGTTTGGTGATATGGAAAAAACTAAACTACAGGTGGCCGCCAAAGCTAAAGAGCTTGGCATGACCCCACAAGAACTTGGCACTCTTTCTAGTAAAAACCCACAACTTGTTCTGACAGTATTCGGCCTAACAGCAACTACTCCAGCACAAGGTGTAGTACCTTCCTCAACTCCATTCAACGCCCCTCAGACTGAAAAACCTCTTGAGCGACCTACTCAGAGCATCATCTCAGGAATTGGTGCAACGGATCGAAACCGTAAAGCACTAATGGCTAAGATCAAAGAGGACGTGTACAAGAAATTCCAAGTAGAAACATAAGGAAATTTAAATGCAGCTAACTACCAATACTCGTGCCTTTATTGAGGCCGAACAGTATTCCAGCTTCATTCTCCTGAACCTACACGACGGTCTTCTACCCGAGAGCTTTTATCGTAACGTCTCTGACTTCGGTAATGGCACCACGCTCCATATTAAGACAATCGGTACTGTAACCCTTCAGGAAGCCGCTGAGGATACTCCTCTAATCTATAACCCAATCGAAACAGGTGAAATCCTCTTCACCATCACCGAATACAAGGGTGATGCTTGGTACGTCACTGACGACCTTCGTGAAGATGGCACTGACATTGATCGCCTTCTAGCTGAGCGTGCCTCAGAGTCTACTCGTGCTATTCAGGAAGCCTTTGAAACTGACTTCCTTGCCACTGGTGCCCTCGTACATGCTGGTACTAACGGTGCGTTCACTGTCAACGGCTTCGCCCACAAGATCGTGTCCGCTGAGACTAACAACATCTTCAGTCTAGACCACCTCATTGCTATGCGTCTCGCATTCGATAAGGCTAACGTCCCTTCTGAAGGTCGTATGTTTATCGCTGACCCTATCGTTGAAGCCACTCTAAATGGCCTCGTGACTATCACCCATGACGTGACTCCCTTCGGTGCTGAAATCCTGAAGAGTGGTCTAGCTCGTGGTAACCGATTTGTCATGAACCTATATGGTTGGGATATCATCGTTTCTAACCGTCTATACACCCACGCTGCCGCTCAGACTGATGGTACTACCTCCATTACTGGTGGTGTTGGTAACCTCTTCATGTGTATCGCAGACGACCAGACCAAGCCTATTATGGGTGCATGGCGGCGTCCTCCTAAGGCAGAAGGTGAACGCAATAAGGACCGTGCTCGTGATGAGCATGTTGTTCGTTGTCGTTACGGTTTCGGTGTTCAGCGCCTAGATACCTTTGGTAGTCTATGGACTTCACCAACTGCTCGTGCATAAGGAGAGCATTAAATGACAAAATATGAAACCTCAAAGTTTGGTAATGGCACTTCAAGCCTTTCCACTGGTGGCAACGTCGTAGTTGCTTCTGGTACTCCACACAACACCTATGGTCCTCGTGACTCTGGTGGTTCGACTGGCGTTCTCGAGGTAGATGGTGCTGTTGAACAGCTTCGACTAGAGATGACTGGTGATGATATTAATGATCTGCTAGAACCCCTAGTCCCTACCTATCTACCCGCTGGTGCTCTTATCCGTGATGCTTGGTGGAACACTAACGTTGTGTTCGTCGCTACTGGTACTTCACCCACCCTTCTGGTCGGTACTGATACATCAGAAGTGACTAACGGCCTCGTGGTTAACGAAACTGCTCTAGAGACTTTGGGCACTACTCGTGTGACCTCTACCCTCACAGGTACGTGGGCTGTTAACACTCCTCTAGCTGCCCGTACTAAGATCGGGCTTGCTATTGGTGGTTCTAACACTCCAGCTATCGCTCGTTCAGGTCGTGGTTATCTAACCATTGAATATGTACGTCCTGCACTAGGCGTCTAATAAGAGGGGCCTCCGGGCCCCTTTTCTTTTATGGAGAATTAGATGGTAGAACACGTAGATATTCCAGATGGTGAACGACATGAACCTAAAGGTGTTGCAAGCGCTACAGTAGGTCAGGTTTATGTAGCCGATGGTGCAGCTAGTGGTACTTGGGAAGATTTTGCTTATGACATTAATGCTGTAATAACTGATGTCA